CTCTAATCATTCTTGCAAAAGATGAGAATTCTAATGTTCGCTATTGGGTTGCCAGAAACTCCAACACACCACCAGAAACTCTAATCATTCTTGCAAAAGATGAGGATTATGGTGTTCGCTATTGGGTTGAAAACAATCCAAATTCAACTAGAGAAATCATTCAGGCTAAAAGAGCGTATGAGTTTTTCAAAGATATGAAAAACTTATGAATACAATCTACTATTATCACCTCTTTTTAGCGTATCATTAACATATTGTACTCCACCTGTCTTATAACTACTATATTCCTCTGCATCATTGAGAATGATACCCAGGTAATTTGGTTTTAATATATAAATTTCTCTTTTCTTATTATTAAGATTTAATTCATAATTGTAATTTGTAATTTCAGCTAAAACATTAGAACTTGTAAGTCTAATTGTACTGTTTTTATCCGTATATTCAAAATAATGAGCATTTCCCGAAACGCCACTATCATATAGAATCAAAGATGCCTCTTCTAAATTCTTCCCACTCAATGTTGGAATAGGCTGAGTTGGAACCGTAAGAAGCTCATAATTAAATGCACTGATCAGGCCAGTCCCAAATGGATCTTGAATAGTAGTAACACGAAAGTTACCATTGAAATTATTATCCGAAACATTTTTGATAGTAATTTCATCACCAACCTTTAACCCTCTAATACCACCACTCAAGGTAACACCGGCTACAATAGAAGGAATAACACCATTTCCGCAATATATTTGTGTTATTTTTGCTGTAGCCAACTCAATAAAATTTCCATTAGTTTTCCATTGCGGACTCATTCTGATGCCACCTGGCAGCATTACAATACCGGCAGAATTTTTAATCTCAATAGTTTCATAATGATGAATACCACCGTGAAGATTTTCATAAGAGCCATATTTATCTAACATTGCAGAATCAAAAGAATTATTATCAAGAGGCCATTCTGACCTAACATCTAAGATATTATTAGACAAAAGGACAACCCAATCAAATGATGGATCGCTATAATATTTTTCTGCAACTTGATCAGGTCTTTCGTTTCCTATGATATTATACTTTGTAAAGTAAACTAAATCACCAAAAATATCTTCTCTTAATCTACCCCTTCTGAATAAATTTTTGATTTGAACGTAATCCGAAATAGTAGAATCATTTAATGGATTGATATAATCAAAATTTGGAACTGTGCGAAAATAGAATGACATTTTTAGTAACCTATTGAGACATTTTTTCCAGTTCCGAACTCACTATGGTCATAATCATCAAAATAAACAGGTTCAAGTTCTTGAAATTGCATCTCTAAAGAATATGCAGTCATTGTTGCCTCATCGTCGTCATAGGTCATATACTGATTGGATGGAGTATAATTTACATTAAAATTCTTTAGAGCACAAGTTTTGATTTTATTCAAGGATTTATGCTCGGAACCCCTTTTTCCATTAATGTATTTAATTTTATATACCATTGGAGTTTTTAGAAATATGTCCGCAACACCTTGACGGGCTGCCATACTTTGCTTAAATACTCTTATGATTTTTTTAACCATAGTAGCTTCTTCCGCGCTTCTCGGTGTTAAATCAAACCTAAAATTAAATGGGCGCAAATTAACACTATTGAACAGAAGCTCCATATTAGGGTTCAAAATTGAACCAAAGGCTCTACTAAACAGATTGTTGTTGGAACTGATTGCCATATTAGCTAGTGATGCCTGAATAAATTTTGCGGAGGCACTACTAATTTTTGAGTCTTTTGCTAATTCTGCAAAATTGGTTATAAAATTGGAAATGTCGGCGCCATTTTGTATAGATAATGATGCAAATGATGCAGCCTGCATTATTGCATCTAGGGATTCATCAGCCCAATTTACACTATTATTATCACTAATTCCGCTTTGAATGGGGAGTTTTATCGTGCTTCTAGTTAATTCAACTTGATTGAAACCTTTATATCGTTCGTTTCTTTGTAAGCCCTTCACTTCAAAAATTCTAGGTTTATATTCAATAGCTGAAAATTCAATATAATCTTGATTGGAATGGTCTTTTGATTTATCCGCATTATTAAGATTTAAGGGGTAATATAAATTTTTACTATCACCAAAACCGCCACCCTTTTCAAAGGCATCTGTTAATGGAGGTGGTCCTTCTTTTTGGTAGTTTATATTTTCCTGTATTGTGGTGCTATTTTCTTTATTTGGTGTTTCAGTATTAAATAAACCTGGAACATATTTTAAAGGAGCTGTTGTATTTCCTGGAACATTTCTTAAAAGATCCGCCCTTTGGTCGGTCGCTTGCGCCATTACCCTTTCTATAATACTTTTCTTTACCTCATCCGAAACTGGTAAATATTTTAATGCACCCAATTGAATTGTATTAAACTTCGTGCCACCATCATATTCAGAATTGAGAATTTCAAAATTTTTCCCATCCTCCGTAATGTCAATCACGGTCATAGTTCCATTAACAGGATTTACATTAGCTTTATAACGTCTACTCTGTTCGCTAGTTAGGACTGTTCCATTAGGTCCAGTTCCACCAGTCGTCCACGGAACTGTTACTGGAAATGGTAAAGAATTGAAATTATCCATTAACTATAATTCCTACTATATTATATTTATTCTGGAATGTATATGGGCAAAAATGTTGGTATCTGTAGAAAATATTCTAATTCGTGTGGCTTAATTCTATAAAATTTACTTTGAATTCTTGCAAAGTTATATGTTCTATGAACACTTTCAACATACTGTGGTGCTCTTTCCCAATGAAAATTGAATCCCCTATAGTATGTCCTTCCGGTATTGGTTAAAAGCATTACAGGAAATACATCATAGTATTTTCCTTTAGTGACAGCAATATACTTAAATGTGTATATTCCGTGACTATCCATTGCCTCTTCTGTCCTACCTAATTTTTGTAATAGTTCAATTGCTAAATTGAAGCATTGGGGTGGAGTTAGATTTGGTGGTAGCTTTTCAACAAAGTTTTTTACTGCATAATATTCATCGGTCTCTTCTAATATTGCTGGCGGAATAGCAACAGTTGGATCTACTTTTATGAAATTATCTAAGATTGTTTTTATTCTTGTTTCGCTGGCTTTTCCTAATCTTGAGAAAAAATTTCTAAGAGTTTGAACAGCAGATAGGGCATTTTTAGCTGCCGAATTTAATTGAATGGGGAATTTCATAGAAACAATTCGTTTTCGGTAATTTTAATAAATTCTAGACCATTATCACTACAGAATTTCTCGGCTGCTGTCCACTTTGCCAGATTTTTCTGATAAGTATTCATCTCATTCAAATATGTTCTGGCCTTCTTTCTTGATGACGGTTTAGGTGGTAGTGTTTGTCTTTTTGGCTTAATTTCAATAATGTATCTCTTTAATTCCCCAGTTTTCTCTTGCAATTTAATGTAAAGATCAGGAAAATATCTTCTTACCTTGTTTGTAGTTGGGTCAAAGTATTTGATAATAATAGTCTCACTGCTCCATTCAAGTATTTCTGGAGTTTTATCGCACCAGTGAAAAGCCTTAAGTTCGTAGCTACTTCTATAGACAATATCATTCAAATCTCCAACATACTTTTGAGGATTTATTGGTCTAAAATAGTTCTGAACGTATTTTTTATCGGTCAAGGCTAAATAATATATAAGCAATTAGTAGTATTTATGAATAATACAGTAAAAGGCGATGTTAATCCTAAGAAGATTAAAGACATAGCAAATACAATTCTCAGGCCAGCATTAACATCACATTTTGCTGTTAAGATTGTACTACCACCGGAACCAAAAAATGGAAATAGTCTATTAAAATTTCTCCAGTCTGAAGGTAGATTTAATAAAACATTTAACCAAATTTATTTGGATAACCTAGTAATACTTTGTGATAGTGCAACTTTGCCGGGAAGCACTCTCTACACTCACGAAGTAACTAATGACTTTCCTGGAGTTACTGAAAGAATGGCATATAGGCGACAATATGATGACCATTCTTCATTCACCTTTATTGTTGACCAAAATTATGACATTATTGAATTTTTAGAAGGCTGGAAAAACTATATCGTCAATGAAAATAACCAAAAGGCTTTTAAAGAACCTGGAGTTTCTTACAGAATGAAATTTAAAAACGATTATGCTGGTACGATTGCTATATCAAAATTTGAAAGAAGTCTGGGTGTGGAAGAAGATAAACCGATTGATTCAAAGATATTAAATTATACATTTGTTGATGCTTTTCCTATTTCTATTGATTCAATGCCGACTTCCTATGAGGCAGGAAGCGTTCTAAAATGTTCAGTAAACTTCACTTATACAAGATATGTCCGCGAAATATTCGCGGGAACCGTGTCTAAATAGATTAGAATTTATTATTGGTTAATTATGCCATTACCTTCTTTAGTTGTTCCAACCCATGAACTGATTCTTCCTTCCACTGAAAAGCCTATCAAGTTCAGGCCATTTCTAGTAAAGGAAGAAAAGCTTTTACTATTGGCTCTTGAATCCGAGGACAATAAGGAAATCACAACTGCAATTAAGACTATTATTTCAAATTGCATTCTAACAAAGGGTATTAAGGTTGAAACTCTTCCTACATTTGATATTGAGTTTCTGTTCCTCAATATCCGTAAAAAGTCTGTAGGTGAAACAATTGATCTCACCGTTTATTGTCCAGATGATGGTGTAACTGAAGTTAAGATTCAAATTGATTTGGATGATGTTAAGGTTCAAAAGGACCCAAATCATAGCAAAACTATTAAAATAGGAGATAAATTTATTCTTGAATTAAAGTATCCTTCACTTGAGCAATTCATCAAGAACAATTTTGATGTTGAAAAGATGACAACCGAACAGTCTTATGATATGATTGTTGATTGTATTGATAAGCTGACTATAGAAGATGAAGTTTATGTTTTTTCTGATTATAGTAGAGATGATTGGGATAGTTTTCTTGAGAATCTTCCGGGAAATGAGTTCAAAAAGATTGAAACTTTCTTTGAAACTATGCCAAAACTGAGGCACGAAATTGAGGTCACTAATCCAGTGACTAAAGTAACCGAAAAGATTGTACTAGAGGGGCTAACTGCTTTTTTTACATCACAATGAGGTATAATACCTTAGAAAATTATTATCGCATAATGTTTGCTCTTCTTCATTTTCAAAAATGGAGTCCAGAATTTCTTGAAAATATGATGCCTTTTGAACGTGAAATATATGTCACTCTACTTCAACAGCGAATTGAAGAGGAAGAAGAACTAGCTAAACAGAATAAATAAAATGGCAAAAAATTCTTCAAACAATCCAAATAAAAAGCCAAATCCAAATTTGATGGATGAGATTGAAGAATTTTTATTTAAACTTAAGCAAGAGGAAAAAGATACAGCCCAGCAACCTAAACCCACAAAAAACAAACAACAACCTCCACCACAAACACAACCACAACCACCACAATCAACACAGCCGACACTACAAGCACCAACACGAATAAAAATCAATAAAAATAATATGTTCCCTAACCGGAATATCAATAACAATAATAATTGCTGCAATTGTTGTGATGATATGTTAGGGATGCTCAATTTTATTGGCAAATCCGTTGATAAAATTCTGGATGCTCTTAAGGCTGAGCATCTTTTAGATAAAAAGAAAGTTGATGAACTAAGAAAAGAGCAAGAAGAAAAAGATAGAAGAGATAAAGAAAATCTACTTGAATCTAGTGGTAGAAAAATGTCCAAGGCATTTTCTGCAATTTTTGCACCAATTAAGAGCGTCTTAGATACCATTCTTAAGTTCATTCTCTTTACATTATTGGGAAAGGCAGTAACAAATATACTAAAATGGTTCGCAGACCCTGCAAATAAAAATAAGGTTAAATCACTAACTCGTTTTCTAAAAGACTGGTGGCCGGCAATATTGGGGGCATTTGTTCTTTTTGGAACAAAGTTTGGATTAGCTATTAGATCTACAGTGAAGGTTATTGCCTCAACAGTTCTATTTCTAACCAGACTGGGTATTCCCGGCCTTATCGCGCAAGCTAAAAGATTCGGAAAAGCTGGCCTTATTGTTGGTGCTCTTGCTGGAGCTGGAATTCTTGCACACGAACTTCTTAAACCTAAACCCGAAGAGAAGAAAAAAGAAGGTGATGTAAATTCACCAGTTTCAAGCAAACCTAACACAAGACCATCTTCTCCGAATATTCCAAGTCATTTTAATGGTGGTCTGATTAGAGGCATCAACTTTATGCTGCCAGAAGAGAGGCATATTAGTGA